ACTTGTTGTTGTTCGTGGCACAAACGAAGATAGAGAAATAGAACAAGAAGAAGAAAAGTTTCAAGATAAAAAAGAAGAATATAAAGTTAAACTGGGCGCAGACTATGACAAAAGCGAAGGCAGTGATGTCAAAGCCAGTGAATTATTTGGTGATAAGTTTAATGGCAGTTTATTAAAAGAACTTAAAAAGATCAGTGATGCTAAAAAGAAGGAAGTCAAAACTCCTAAGATTATCAAAGATCCAGATGTACCAGCAAACGCACCTGAGATAGGTGACAGCATGAGAACTAACAAAAAAAGTCCAGTGGCTAATCGCGGTCCAGTGATTGCTAAGAAATAAGGAAAAATATTATGAATAGTTTACAAGATTTAATTAAAAGACTAAGCAACATCGGCCAAGTCACTGAAGCAGAAGAAAAATGCCCAGAGTGCGGTAAAGTTCACGAAGGTAAATGTGATAAAGAAATTCTTTTGGATAAAGATAAAGTTGATGAATCCAAAGGCAAAAAGCCAGACTTCTTAGATGTAGATAATGATGGTAATAAAAAAGAGACTATGTCAGATGCACTCAAAGACAAGGAAGAAAAAGTTGATGAAGGACTTGGTCATCAAATATTAGGCGGTGCAGCACTATTGGCGGCATTGTGGGGCGTTAACAATCAAATGGCCAACGATGCTTATGATAACAGTCCACAGCTACAACAATTAATTAAATTACACCAAGACGCAAAAGCCAGTGGTAATATAGTTAAAGCAAAAGAATTACAGCAACGTATTCAAGCTCAAAAAGACCGTTTAGACTTGGATCGCGGAGAAGTTGTTGGCGCTGACGGAAATCCTGTTAAAGTTAAAGAAACTGCATTAAATCTGTTACGTAGATATGCTGGTATACAAGAAACAAAAATTGAAGAAGAAGAAGTTGAAGAAGGCGGTAAATTTGGTTTTGAATTAAAAAAAGCCAGAGATGCAGGCAAAGAAGAATTTGAAGTTGACGGCAAAAAATATAAAGTCAACGAATGTGGAGATATGTCCATGGGCGGCGAAATGAGCCCAATGAGTTATGTCAGCGATATGGCCAGTCCTATTCAAGTTATTGGTAATCCAGAAGCGGAACATGAAGCCCCGCACATGGAAATGCCAATGGCAGCAGAAGAACCAAAGCCAAAATACACATTAAATATTCAAAACGGTGAAAACAATTTAAGTATGACAACTGACATGCCTGATGAAATTATTCACATCATGAAATTGGCCGGTGTTAACAAAGGTGCAGAAGTAACTAAAAAATCTGCACCAGACAGCGAACAAGAAGTAGAAGAGTCTGGTTATGAAAATACTCCAGACAACACTCAAGCTCGTGATCCACAGGCATTTGGTGATATTCGTGACTGGGGCAAAAAAGGCACAGGCGCAGGCAAACCAAACTATCCTGGTACACGTGCCAGCGGCGATAACCCAATGAGCGAGACTCGTATGTTCGAGGACTATAAAAACTTTAAAGCAGGCAAATGAGCGGTCAAGCAGTTTTAGTAAAACAGCCTTACAAAAAAGAAAATTATACAGAGAATCAGATAGCGGAGATTGTTAAATCCGCTACTGATCCTATATACTTCATCGGCAAGTATATGTGGATTCAACATCCCACAAAAGGTCGTGTCAAATTTGAACTCTACGACTATCAAATAGATTTAATCAACGCTTATCAAAATCACAAGTATAGTATTAATATGCTTGGACGACAAATGGGCAAGTCAACTTGTGCCGCAGGTTACTTGCTATGGTACGCTATGTTTGTACCAGATTCAACAATTCTTATTGCCGCACACAAATACACAGGTAGTCAGGAGATCATGCAACGTGTGCGTTTCATGTATGAAAGTCTGCCTGAATGGATTAAAGCTGGCGCAGTAAGTTATAACAAAGGCAGTATTGACTTTGACAACGGCAGTCGTATCGTCAGTGCTACAACAACAGAAAACACTGGTCGTGGTATGAGTATTACCTTAGTTTACTTAGACGAGTTTGCCTTCGTTCCACCACGTATTGCCAAAGAATTCTGGACAGCATTGAGCCCGACATTATCCACAGGTGGTAAGTGTATTATTACAAGCACACCTAACCAAGACAATGACCAGTTTGCACAAATTTGGAATGATGCTATTAAAAAGTTTGACGAGTTTGGCAATGAACGTGAAGTGGGTAAAAACGGTTTTAAAAGTATTAAGTATATTTGGAGTGATCATCCTGATCGAGATGAATCTTGGGCAGATCATGAACGTAGTAAAATTGGCAGTGAACGCTTTATGCGTGAACATGAATGTTTGTTCATTACTGCTGATGAAACATTAATCAGTAGTTTAGTTTTAACAAATCTAAATGGTGAAGATCCTTATGAACGTGTGGGACAACTTCGAGTTTACACACCTATTGACAAAGATAAGATATATGTAGCAGCCTGGGATCCCAGTTTAGGCACAGGCGGTGATGCCGCAGCCATTGAGATTTTTAGTTTGCCTGATTTAGTACAGGTGGCAGAGTGGCAACACAACAAAACAGATATTCGTGGACAGCTTAGAAACTTTGTAGCTATATTAGATTGGCTGCGTGAAAAAGGTGTTTCCAACGATAATATCTATTGGAGTGTAGAAAATAATACACTGGGAGAAGCCGCATTAGTTGCTATTCAGGAATATGGCGAAGAACGTATTGCTGGACACTTTATCAGCGAAGCAGGCGGCAAACGTCGTGGATTTAACACCACTAATAAGAGTAAACTAGCTGCCTGTACCAAACTCAAATATTATATTGAAAGCAGTAAGATGCATCCTAAGAGCAAGAGTTTGGTACAAGAACTAAAAACATTTGTTGCCAAAGGAGCTAGTTTTGCAGCCAAAGAAGGCGAAACAGATGACTTGGTCATGGGTACAATACTAGCAGTTCGACTAATTGAATATGTTATGAAATATGATGAAGCAACATATAACACATTAGTTGAGAGAACCAGCGGCGATTATTTACAACCCATGCCAATTGGAATAATTTAATTAAAATAGGTAAATAAGTGTATGGCTATAAATTACAACGTTGTTGCTGATAGAATATTCGACCAACTCAAAGGTTTTGGTCACGACATCATTGTCTATGACAAAGATGGACGTCAAACTGCTAATAGTAATAAAGGCCGTAATTTTTATAGTAAAGATCAAAAGTTTACAATAGTATTAGATGAAAAGCATAATCTTATTCAAATTAAATACGGTGAAACTACTGACAGAGAAAAGTTAAAAAAATTAGAACAAACCATACGTAACGGTATTGCTAAGAAATTTATTATAAACGTAGACCTAATACCGTACACAGGTAAAGACATAGAATTAAAGGATGTAGAGAATATGGCTAAAGTCCAAGAAAGTTTAAGCCCAACAATGGGTTCAACTAAAACTAGTTACCAACAAACAGAAGGTGCTAAACTAATCATTAGACATAGCACTGCTGTTAACGAAGAAGTTCGTGGTAGTCGTAGTCGCAACATCAGTGCATTGTTCATTGAAAATGCTCAAGGTGAGCGTTTCAAATATCCACACAATCACTTAACCGGCGCTCGCATTATGACTCAGCATGTTGCTGAAGGTGGCACACCCTATGATGAAGTTGGACAAAAGATTATTGGATTAAGTGAAGAACGCAATCAACTTTCACAGGTATCCAAGTACATTAAGAGTCAAGGTCTACAGGAACAAGCCGGCGATGTACAATTTGCTGTTATTCAACGTTTAAGCGAAATTAAAGGCTTGTTGGGTAGATATAATCCTGCTAAGTTCATGGAAGACAAAGCAGAAGCCGACGAAACAAATCTGGAAGCACTACAAGAAAAACTAACCAAAAACGTATTTGACGAAAGCATTGGCACACTATTACCAAAACTAAATGGCTATGTAAAACAATATCAACAACAAATGGAAGCAAAACAAGAATTAGATACTTTAAAACAACAAGTAGAAGAATCAATATCAATCCAAGTTAGTGCTATGCCAGATTTAGAATTTTTAAGTATGATGGTCTATGAAAGTCCAACTGTTAATACCACTCAATTAATCAACACAATTTTACCAGTATTGGAAGACGAAGAAGTTAAAACAAGTTTATCCAAAGTAGCCAAATATGTTCAAGAAGGCAAATTGGATGCCATGGAAGTTGAAAACTTGACTCGTAGTATTATTGGTAAGAGCAGTGTTAAAGAATCTGAATACAAATTAATACACCGATTGAATTCAACTGAAGAAGTATTTGAATCAGTTATGAAACGTTTTGAACTAAAAGAAATACTGAAATAAGAGTATAAATATTTTTAACAGCAATTCATCCAAAAGGAAAAATTGCTGTTGACATAACACACAATAGAGTGTTATAATTGTTCACAAGATGAGAGTATCTTGTGTTCCAGGCAACAAAATTTTTTAAACCCTGGCATTTTATAAAGGAAAAACATTATGGCAACATCACTAGCAGAAATTCGCGCTCGACTACTTGAGCAAGAGAATCGTCAAAGCGGCAACAAAACACAGGGCGGCGGCGACAATGGAATCTTTCCGTTCTGGAACATTCCAGAAAATTCAACAACAGTACTACGTTTTCTTCCAGATGGAGACGAGACAAATACTTTCCCATGGCGTGAACGTCAAATGATCCGATTAGAATTTGCAGGAGTTCTTGGCGGTGACGAAGGGAAGCGTGTAACTGTTACAGTACCTTGTATGGAAATGTGGAAAGAAACCTGTCCGATCCACGCAGAAATTCGTCCATGGTTTAAGGACAAGAGTTTAGAAGACTTGGGTCGTAAGTATTGGAAGAAAAAATCTTATATCTTCCAAGGTTTTGTAGTAGACACAAAGCTACAAGAAGATGTACAACCAGAGAATCCAATCCGTAGATTGATCATCAATCCAAGTATCTTTAACATTGTTAAAGGTGCGTTAATGGATCCAGAAATGGATAATTTGTTTACAGACTACGAGAATGGTACAGATTTCCGACTAACAAAGACTACAAAAGGTCAATACGCAGATTACAGCACAAGTAGCTTTGCTCGTAAAGAGCGTGGCTTAAATGAAGTTGAACTGCAAGCAATTGCCGACAAAGGCTTGTTCAACTTAAACGACTTTATGCCTAAGAAGCCGACTAAAGAAGAAGTTGACGTCATTTATGACATGTTCAAAGCCAGTGTTGATGGTGAGTTGTATGATCCTAAGCGTTGGGGTCAATACTTTAAACCAGCAGGTGTAAACCTTGGTAACTTGGGTGTGGCATCAGATGTTGATGCCGCTGAAGCAAGTTTCAAAGCACCAGCTACGACAGCTCGTCCTAGCCCGGTTGCAGTGGCAAAGCCAGCGCCAGTAGATGATGAAGATGATGCACCTTTTGAAACTGCTGATGAGGCTCCAGCACCAACAGGTAAAAAGGATGTCAATGACATTCTTGCGATGATTCGTAATCGTCAGCAAAAGTAAACACGGCCCGGGCCAATGTGATAACTAACCGGTAAATGGTTATTGTACGCCCGGGTTCTTCTATGCAGAAGAAACGTTTATTAACTAATAAAGATATGACACTACCAGACGAACGATATCGTGCCGTAGCATCTGCTAGAGAATTGCTAGTTGAAATAGCAAACTCTAGTGGCAGATGGAAACGTGTACCAAAAGAATTGCGATTATATTGTATGCATGCCTTGCGACATTATCCTACTAGCTATGATATGAAATCGGCAGCAAGGCAAGCACCAGATGTGTTTCAAGAGAAAATGGAACCATTGACAAGAATGATTATGGTATACGATCAAGAACAAAAGGAAGAAAAGGAAAATTAATATGGTAAAACCCTTCGACATTTCTAAATTTAGAAAAGAAATCACTAAGAGCATTGAAGGTCTCTCTATTGGTTTTAACGACCCAACTGATTGGGTCAGCACAGGTAACTATACACTAAACTATTTGATTAGTGGCGACTTTTTCAAAGGCGTGCCCATGGGTAAGGTTACTGTGTTTGCCGGAGAGTCTGGTGCAGGTAAATCATACATCTGCTCAGGCAACTTGATCCGTCATGCACAAGAACAAGGCATTTATGTTGTGCTTATTGACACAGAAAACGCACTAGATGAAGCCTGGCTTCATGCGCTTGGTGTAAACACTGGCGAAGATAAGTTACTAAAACTTAACATGGCCATGATTGATGATGTGGCTATGACAATTACAAAGTTTGTTGCAGACTACAAAACACTAGCAGAAGATGCTCGCCCAAAAGTATTATTTGTAGTGGACAGCTTAGGTATGTTGTTAACGCCCACAGACGTTAATCAATTCCAAGCAGGTGACATGAAAGGTGATATGGGTCGTAAGCCCAAGGCATTGACAGCGTTGGTTCGTAACTGTGTTAACATGTTTGGTAATCTAAACATTGGCATGGTCTGTACCAACCACACCTATGCCAGTCAGGACATGTTTGATCCAGATGATAAGATCAGTGGTGGTCAAGGCTTTATCTATGCAAGTAGTATTGTAGTTGCCATGCGTAAATTGAAGTTAAAAGAAGATGAAGATGGCAACAAAACAGGTAGTCAAGTAATGGGTATTCGTGCCAGTTGCAAGATTATGAAAACTCGTTATGCTAAACCTTTTGAATCAGTTCACGTTAAGATTCCCTATGCAACAGGTATGAGTCCTTACAGCGGATTGTTTGACATGCTGGAAGAACGTGGCAGTCTAAAGCGTGAAGGCAATAGCTATCTTTACACAACTAAAGAAGGCGAAATCCTTAAGGCCATGCGTAAAGGTTGGAATAATGAAATGTTGGACAAAGCCATGGCAGATATTATGCTTAGAGATTTGACAGCTGGAGTAAATACAGCAGATACAACACCATTGGAGGATATTGAAGATGTTGCATGATGAACAAGTAAATTTGATCGTAGATGTATGGTCAACTGTTAAAACTTATATTGACAAGAAAGAACGCTATGATGCTGCCTGTGCATTGTTGCGTAGTTTAGAGAATCACTATGAAATGGATAGTGTTGCAGAAGAACTTCTTGGCAATGACGCTACATTGGATACCGTAATTAAAGATTTGTACACCGCCGACGATATCGTAGACGACGATGATGACTATGAAGAAGATAATTACGATTCTGACGTTGATGACGAATGAGTACTTGGTATAGACGTGTATCTGGTAACTTAGCCGAGTTACCAGATGCAATAACCTACTTTGAATCTCAATTACAAGATGCTAGAATAGAAACCAGCATCAAAGGTAATCTAGAATCAAACTCAAGGTTAATGCCTGGAGTAGTTGAACACAGATTTAATCAATTGCAGGAAGTTGAAGCTATATTAGAATTTTTAAATATTCAACTTAAAAAAAAACGCAGTGAGATGTTTAGGAAATACACTGAAAGTTATAACAGATCACTCAGTGATAGAAGCGCCGACAAATATGTTGACGGTGATGATGAAGTAATCGAATGGCAGATTCTAGTAAATGAGTTTGCGATGATTCGTAATAAATATTTGGGGCTTATGAAGGCTCTAGATGCCAAGCAATTCCAAATTAATAATATTGTTAAATTGAGAGTAGCCGGCATGGAAGACATAACAATGGGGTAAACAATGAAAGAAATATTGCAACAAATGGTTGAAATTATTCATCTTAGTCCTGCTAGACAAGCACAGATCTACTTTAAAGTAGAAGCTGATGTAAGTCGGGGAACATTATCAATTAATACAGCAACTGATTATTTTCTTGAAAATCGAAGCGGTCCAAGAGATGACGGCACAAAAATTGCAGAAGCGGCTTTCCATTTAGGACTAGCTATGGGCTGTTTAGAAGAATGGTTAAGAGATGAAAGAATTAACTATAATTTAGATGAAATGTTCAAAGGCGGATATCCAAGAGTAAAGGTAACATTACTATGACAACACTATCACAACACCAACAATTTAGTCACACTACAAGATCTTATGATTTGACTCGTCCAGTGGATGAGAAATTAAAAGCAAAAATTAATAGAATTATTGATGCTAATAAAGATAATTTTCAATATGTCTTTGTCTTAGAAGACAAGGATATCATTGAAAAGATTTATCAAATCAGCGACGTGCCTGACGAATCTAATATTGGTATTCCTTATCTTCCTAGAAAGAATAGTCAATTACTAGCACCGTTATTGATATTGTTAGTACCGCATGGTGATGATCAGTACAGTAGTTACGTGGCAGGTAAGACCTACAGTCACATAGGATTAGAAGCAATTAATGCAGGACATCATACATCATTCTGTATTTGCTATGATCGTGACAAGGCTAAAGCAATTTTTGCAGATAAAATAGCTGTGCAACATTGGTTGCCGTTGGGTGCAATTTTTATGAGCGTAGGCTATATTGCTCCTGGTACTACACCTCAAACAGATTTAAGACAAAATCTTGTTGTACCTGGTGAGAGAAAATCCAACAAAAATTACATCACTATGATTGATTGATTAATCTATTTGATTTATGAAAAGCCCCTTAGGGGCTTTTCATATAATATTAAAACATGAAATTAGCTGTTGGTTTATTTGGCATACATTATATTGAAAAATTAAATCATTGGTCTGATTATGGTATGTCCGTTGATTATCGAAAAAGTTTACAAAATTGTAAAACGAATATGTTCGATAGTTTTTTAGATTCTACTGTAGATTATTTTTCAGCAACATATAAATCACCACTTTCTCAAGTATTATTAAATGATTATAAATTTCGTAAAATTCAATTTAACGATATTGATAATACCCCACCTATTAATAATGAAAAATTTATTAGACGAAATCGAATTTTTAAAAAAACTGTAAAATTAATGTTGGGTTATGACTACGACTTTGCGTTGATAACACGATATGATATACGAATGATGGTGAATATCAACACATTAACTTTTGATTTTGATAAAATTAATTTGTTTTATAAAACAAAATGGGGAGAAGATTATAACTTGTGTGATGACAATTTTTATTTCCTTCCATATAATCGGCTTCAAAAGTTTTATGATGATATTTGCTTAATAGATGAATCTATATCTAGTCATAGATGGAATCAATATTTAAGTGATTTGAATTATCTAATAGATGGCATTTACTATTCACATCAAAGTAAAATTTATCATGTAACAAGGACTGCTTCAAAATCTAATTGACACAAATTGGTTCTGGCAGTACAATACTTACATACAGACACAAAAGGAGTTGCAAATGGAACTAGCAATAGGAACTAAAATTGTTTATACAAGTGGCGCAGGCACTCGTAATGCAGAAGTAGTTAACATCAAAATTAAACCCACAGCAAAGCCTGGATTTCTTAATACTTTTGTTACACTTTTTGTACCAGCCCAAAATGGTGCAAAATTTGATACTCATACTACAATTTGTGCTGATAACGCCAGCCTCAAAATGTTTAAAGTTCAAGTCATTTAATTGACACAAATTGGTTTTGGTAGTATAATACTTACATACAGACACAAAAGGAGCTATTATGTACAATTGGTATGATCTTATCCGCCCAATGGAATTTCAAGATGCTGTTAACTTTTTGGCAGCCACTCAAAAAGTTTACAATAAAAACACAGGCGAAAACTTGTCCCTGCAAGAAACCTTTGAAATGATTGAACAATGTGCGCCTAATGTAGGCACTAACAAAGACTATGCCATGCTCAAGGCCTTTGATGAGTGTATTGGTGGCAAGTCTCAAAGAGCAACAAAACGTTTCTTCGATGACCTTATGTCAAAAATTGACACAAAAACAGTTGACGAAATGATCAAAGATGAAATGTTGTTTGAAGAAACCGACGAGTATACCATGACAGATGAAGAGTACGAAGAATCCGAGTACTTTGAAGAACAATATTAATAGACACAAATTGGCATTCGTGCTATAATACATTTTTAGTTAACAAAACAGGAGTTTGTAAATGGCTAATGTAACTGTCTTTGCTGGCGAATATCGCGGCACTAAAGTTCGTAATGAGACCTTCCGTTTAGTGTCAGATGTTAAGTCTGGCGCCAAAGGTATGTATGTCACAGTACAAGATAATGGCGCCTTGGGTTATGAAGGCAAAAATGTTCGTATTAAAATTAAAAGCATGGAGGATATCACAGTGAGTGGTCAAACTATTGCTGACATGTCAGATAGTCAGCGTCGCAAAGCAAATAAAGATGAGAATGTCTTTTCGTTGGTAACAACTAAAGAGCCAGAAGTGTACACAGAAACAGATGAGCAAGCCATTGAACGCATTCGTGAACGCTTTGACATTCTAGATCAAATGGCAGAAGGTACTACTACTGGTGCAGTTCGTGCTATGATTGTCAGTGGCCCTCCAGGTGTTGGTAAGAGCTATGGTGTTGAGAAGGTATTAGAACAAGCCAGCTTGTTTGACAAGATTTCAGATCGTAAGCCACGTTTTGAAGTTGTTAAAGGTGCAATGTCAGCATTAGGTTTGTATGCTAAACTTTACAAGTTCTCAGACGAAGGTAATGTACTAGTGTTTGATGACTGTGACAGCATCTTGCTTGACGACTTGTCACTGAACATTTTGAAAGCCGCATTAGACAGTTCTAAGAAGCGTTATATCTCTTGGAATACAGACAGCCGTATGTTAAGCAACGAAGGTATTCCAGATCGTTTTGAATTTAAAGGTAGTGTGATTTTTATCACTAATATTAAGTTTGAACACGTTCGCAGTAAGAAATTGAAAGACCATTTGGATGCATTGGAAAGCCGTTGCCACTATTTGGACTTGACCATGGACACCCAACGTGACAAGTTTTTGCGTATTAAACAGATTGTACGTGATGGTATGTTGGACAGTTATGATTTTGAAGACCATGTTGCACAAGAAATTGTGGATTACATGTGGGAAATGAAAAGTCGTTTGCGTGAGTTGTCATTGCGTACAGTTTTGAAGATTGCAGATCTGCGTAAGATGAGCGACCACAACTGGAAGCGTCTTGCAGAGACAACAATTTTGAAACGTGCAGAAGTGTGCTAAACTAAATAGTTTAAGGACTACAATGAAATTCAAACCAACTCTTATTGCTTTGGCAATTGCATCAATTGCCACAGTATCTCATGCACAGATTGCCAATGGTGAAGATAGTGCAAAGACTCGTTACTTGACTCCTATTGGAGTCACATCGGCATGGTCTCGTAATATCACTGGTAAAGGTTCTGTAATTGCTATCATTGACAATGGATTTGAAGTTAATCATGCAGATCTTAAAGGCAATGTTTTAGAAAGTAAAAACTTTTATACACTTAATTCGCCGGTTACTTGGGCATTGCATGGTACTCAAATGGCCAGTATTGCCGCAGGTAATTCCAACAATATTGGTACAGTGGGAGCCGCTCCGGATGCTAAACTATTGTTAGCCCAAGTTGGTTCGGGTGGGTTGTCTCCATCAGTGAGTACAAGTTTGGCATTCACAGCAATGGCTTGGGCAGAGTCAAAAGGTGCAGATGTAATTAATTTGAGTTTGGGATCCACTTATGATCCAAACTTTAAAGCTGGCACTACAATGATTGCCCCTGGTATCTATCGAGCAAATTCTGCTTATACCAATTATGATGCAAAGACAGGAGCAGTTATTTCTTTGGCTAGTTTGTATGGTTCATCGTATGCTAGTCTTTTACCCTTTGCAACATCAACTAAGAAAGCAGTTATTGTTGCCAGTGCAGGTAATTCTGCAACAGGTTACGCACAATTTCCAGGAGCATTTGCTACGCAAACAGATGCTAATGGTAATTTGTTAATGGGTGGTCGTGTGCTTATTGTTGGTAATGTTGCCGCAGATGGTAACGGTGGTTGGGTTATGAACGCTACTAGCAATCTAGCTGGCAGTCTTTGCACAACTATTGTTAACAATGTATGTCAAGACAAGTATTATGTAAAAGACTTTTATGTTGTTGCTCCTGGTAGTGCTATTTTAGGTGCAGTTCCTGATCAAGCTCGTAGTGCAAGCGGCCTTGCACAAGGTGTTACCAGCGGAGCAGGTAGTGTAAGTGGCACCAGTCCAGCCGCGGCGTTAGTCAGCGGAGGAGTAGCATTGCTTAAACAAGCATGGCCACAGCTCAGTGCCGCACAGATTGTTCATTTGGTTAAAACCACTGCCACAGATTTGGGCAAGCCTGGCGTTGATGAAGTTTATGGTTGGGGCATGGTTAATTTTGATAAGGCTACGCAACCACAAGGTTTGTTGAAGATTGCCAACTTTAAAGGATATGCAAGTGCAACTCCATTAACATCCACAGGCGTTGCATTCAGCGGTAGTGCTAGTATTACTTCTAGTAATGTGCTAAAAAATGTACAAGGCTTGGATAGTTATAATCGTAACTATACATTGGATATGACTCGTGCAGTGATTGCCAATCCTGTAATGACTTATCGTAGTTCTAGTTCTTATTTGGCACTAAACCCTGCTAACTACCATGAAGCATCTGTGCCAGTAAATGAAAACTACAGCATTAAGATGATGCAAAGTATGGCGGGTTTTGCCAGCGAAGTCACTTACAGCGAACAAGGTGCTAGCTATAGTGTACAATATGGTAGCATGTCAGAGAAGTCTGGCTTCCTTGGTAACTATGGTGCAGGTGCAATGGCATTTGGTGACAGCAGTACAAACTATTTACAACTTGGTACCGAACACAAGTTTGATAGTGTAGCAGTATTTGGTAGTTATGGCTTTGGTGTTACTCGTACAGGAAGAGTGCAAGATAGCATGATCCAACTTGCTAATCGTATCAGCAGTGATACATGGAGAATGGGTGTTGCTAAGAACAATGTATTTCAAAATAAAGACTCAGTGAGCTTGAGTATTGTTAGTCCTGTAAGTGTGCGAAATGGTAGTGCAACAGTCACAGGTGTCACAGGCTACGAGTTTACCGACAATGGCGATGGTGCAGATGCCAAGGCAGTCGTCAGCAAAGAAACCATCAGTCTTCGCCAACAAGTCAAACCCATGGACTTGGTATTGGGCTATACAGTAATTGGCAAGGGCTATGATCGTGTAAACGTAAATGTAGCACGACAGTTCAATGTTGGTGGTATTGCAGGTAATACAGCTAACAGCATTGGTGTAATGGCAGTTAAATCATTCTAATAGGAAATTAAAATGTCAGAGCCAGTAGAACTTTATTGTACACAAGGAGATGAGGGACAATGGTTGGTTTGGTTCCCTCATCCACTTGGTGGTAAAAGTGTGCTAGAAGAATTTGACAACGAAAAAGACGCTAGAGAATTTTGGCAGGATCAAATTGATAATGCAGACTATTCAGATTAATTGACACAAATTAGTTTTGGTGCTATAATACATATATATTAACAAAACAGGGGCTGGAAATGATGAATACTAAATTACTAATTGCCGCAGGTATTACACCAACCTATGATCCTTATAAAGATCAAGAATTGTTCTTTTTAGCGATGGAAAAACCAGAAACTCGTATCAAGGTCAATTCAGCACTTGCAGAAATTACACAACCGTTTTTAAGGTTTTTCCATTATGGCACTAATGTAGGCGAGGCATTTGAAGAAGTTGTTGGTAAAAAGTTTGAAGGTATCATACCTAAAACGATCAAAATATCTAAGAAGAATGGTAAGGGATATAAGACTGATAAAAATCCAGTGTACACAGCCTATTACAAAGAACACAAACTAAAACCGTCTAATTTCGATTGGTTGTTCTACGGCGCTGATGATAAGATATATCGATTAGAGGTTAAGGTAATACGTGCCATTGAAGGCAAAGAAAAAGAAGACAACGGAGAAAAATTGTATCAAATACAAACCCCGCAATGGGAAAGAGCATTGACTTTTTCTCAGGGATCAGGCGGCAATGGAACCTTTCAGCAAACTAAACCAGAGTTTTTCGATTATGTCATGGGCATCGTTGTTTATGCTGATCAAGTTGATTTCTATGTTGTACCGTCAATTGATATCAACAAAGAAGAAAACATTGTATCGGCAGTTGATACTGATTCCGAAACAGGAAAAAAGAAAAAAGGAATCACTGGTCATCTTATCTTAAAACCACAGCATGGTAAAGCAGAGAAGAATACCAATGGCACATATAAAGAAGGCCATTTGGTTCTCGCTCAGCTTGGCGCCTATAAAAAATTATCTGTGTTCAGTGAGCAAGAGTTATTGGCAACTGACAACATTGCTAAATATATTATATGACAGTTACTTTTAAAGATTTAAAGAAAACAAAAAATCAATTAGGTCAATTTATGACTCCTGATATTATATCTCAGGACATGGTAGATAATAATGAGTATAAAGGTTTAATTATAGAACCAAGTTTTGGACTTGGTTCTTTTTTATATAAATTAGAACAAAAAAATAATAATGTTATTGGTGTAGAGTTTGATCCAGAATTATATTCTCAATATACTGGCAAAGCTAAAGTGTTCAATCAATCGTTTTATAAATTTAATATACCAAATGACATAGAAGTTAATTACATTACTTTTGTTGGTAATCCTCCTTATAGAACTCCTGCTTTTTCTTTAAATAGTGTAGACAAGGATAGAGTAAAAGAACTTATTAAAAAATATAAACTTACCGGTGTAAAAGAAGAAGCAGTATTTTTTATTGCTCATGCAGTAGATTTAATTTTAGAAAAAAATGTACCGGGAGAAATACATTGGGTTCTGCCAACTACTATTTTCCAAAATAGCAGTAGTGCATTTTCTTGTTTTAGAAAATTTTTAAATAAATTTGCACCAGTAGTAGAATTAAAATACATATCAGAAGAATACCCAGACGTAGCACAACCTTTATGTATCGCTAAATTTTTAGTAAATCAAGAAGTTTCTATAAACTTAACTGACAGCTTTGTTTTAAAAGATACAATTGAGTTTCAAGAAGTGTTTAAAAGAACTTGGTTAGGAAGTGTGCCGTGTGAAGGTATTTTAATGTCCTGTAAAGATGAGCCATTAGATAGTTTTGTACAAAGATTAGAAAGTATTTTCCAACAAAATATAGATCTACGAACAGGGTTAAAGTATAAAGACAAATATCATTTAAGAGCATTAACTGGAACTTCGGCAGCCGAGAAGTTTGAAATTTTAGAAGGATATGTCAAAGAGATCAAGAAAACTATCAAGGTTGAAGATTTTTCTGATATAACAAAATATAAAACACTTGCTCATCGAAATGAAATTAGATGGTATTTCCGACATGAAGGTATAAAAAATGTCAACTTTATATACATTATAAATTCTAATCCATCAAAAGGATTTTATTTTCCAGGAAATCCAACAAAAACATCTACTGATTATTTTGGATATTGCGATTATGATGTGAACAGAAATAGTAGCCCGGGCGCGAATAGAGTTGTTCCAATAAAAGATTTAGATTTAAATATTAAAGATACATTTAAATTATACTGGACTTCCAATACTAAAGAACCAATTAGTAAGATATTCGAGTACATACTTCATGTAAGTAAATCGTCTTGGTATAAAGAATATAAGGCAAAATATCAAAGATTTTATTTTGGACTTCCAAAAGAATTTGATAAAACATGGAGTCCAAAACAGAATTTACAAAATGATATGAGTTGGGATGATTTAAAATCATTAGAAGTTAAAGTGGAAGAGCCTATAATAATTAAATTAAAAACTCCTAAGAAGAAAAAAACTAAATTATCTACAACAACCTTTAACGAAATGTTCCAAGCACAAGCATAACGCAAAAGGTAAAACTGCTCAAAGCCTAGACTAACAATCTAGGCTTTTTTACGACCTTAAATTGTAAATACTTGTACACTAAAAGTCCACCGTAGTTGCTTCCCGGCCTAATGCAATGTTAGGCGAACATTCCCAAGGAAGCCCAGCGACATATGTCAATGGTAGTTGGTCATATTAAACATATAGACTGATAATTGGTTAGGTGGCATTTCTTAATTTACATAAAGGAAAACCAAATGAGAAAAATTTATTTAAACCCACGCATACAAGATGCACAACCAGTAATTGATTTCGATTACTTTCAAAAGGATGTTATCATTATTAAAAATGAAGACGGTCAAATTGAAAAGTATAAAATTGAAAAGCATGTCTGGGAGGGTAAAGGATATACGCTAGCAGAAATCATTGCTATAGATCAGTGCAATAAGATATTAGATACTCCAATGACTGATGAGGAAATCGAATATATGCTGACTAATGGTCTAGGCAAACCAGAAAAGTTAAACCCAGAAAAAACTGCGGCTCTTGCTGGATATAGAGTCGAAAAACAAATTATACCTTTGTAAGAAGTGTGAGGCCGACGATGAATATACCTGAAAAATGGATAGCCATATCCACCACTGAATTTTATGAAATTTGTATAAGCTGTGACAATTTCGAATTAAAATATTGCGATCAATTTAAAGATTCAACTGCATGGAATAATAGATGTTATCATCTGGTAGAAGATTATCCCGATGTACAACATTGCAACAAAGAACAGGCCTTGCTATATGCAATGACTGGACTTGAAGTTAGACCGGCACCGGGAGAAGGACTATGAGTAAAGATACAGGATTCAATAAACCAAATTTTTTTAAAGATATGACTTTGATAGAAGTCAAAGAAATAGAAGGTGATCCAAATGTATATCTAATATATAAATCAACAGATCCTACAAATCCTAGAATGATAATGTTAAAACAACGTCATGTTAATCAACAAGAATTTGATAATTATGATGCTGCCAATGCTGTTATAGATTTTGTAAAGAAAGTAGAAGGCCTATGAGTAAACCATGGTTGCCTCCACTTTTATGTCCAATCCCTCAGGGACATGTAAATCATCATAATAATTCTTCTAACGGTAAATTGGCCAATATATTGAGAACATTTTCGTCTGGCAAAACATTTACACATAGAGGACTTATTAGAAGTTTATTTCCTGCAAAAGATATATTTCCCGGCCTATTTGTTGACGATGACAGACTGCAACAACCAAGTACATACTATAGATTGTTCAAACGTAGAAGTGCAGACAAAAAGGTAAAGTATAAAAAATCTAAACCGCAATATATAATGTTTGATCCCAATAGTAAATTTATCAGAGTTGACTATACTTTAAAAGATTCAGAACGTCATTTGGCACAAGATGAAACTTCTTATAGGAATAGACATAAAAAACTAATAAAAAAAGAAATTCCCGTTGGTTCGTATGTGATCAAATTTATAGAAAACCCTGAACATTTTAATTGGGAACGTCCTGATATACAAGACAACGCACCTGTAGCAGTTAAAAGATGTAATGAATGCCCAAACAAAACCAGTACACAAGGACAATGTGTCTGCGGATTTTGGGCTTCGATAAGAGATTCTACTCATAGCAAAGTTTGGTGGTCGATACATGATCGTAAGATGCATGACATTCGAAAAGAAAAAGAAGAGAAGAAAATACTAAAGATCAAAGTTAGTCTACAAAGTCTTTTTGAAGATTGAACAAATAGAGCAAGCTAGTCTTGCTCTATCATAACTTATCATGTATAATATATTATGAACAAGTATACAGACTTTCCAGAACAACCTCGCATTATGTCTGATGCAGAAGGCGAAGCATTGTTCCAAACTATGCTTAAACAGATTGCAGACTATAACCCAGATGAGATCATAGCAGTTCATCGCAGTGGTTTTAGTTATGCAATGTGGGTAGCGCAAATCCTTAAACTACCATTGGGTGTTTACTTTCCTAAGAAGCCACAGATCAACTTAGACTCTAGAGCTAGGAAAATTGTATTTGTTGATGATAACATTTTAAGTGGATCATCATATAAGGCAGCCAAGGAATATATGGCAGCAGTATATCCTGGCATTGAATTTAAGTGGGCAGTATTGTTTAGTGACTGGAATGCTACTCCAGAAAACATTAGAAATGAAATTATACAAGGTGCTAGACTTCCTTACTTTGCTGAAGAGCCAATGTGGGGCAGTCGTAAAGTTAGTGCAGACTATGGAGTGAGATTTAGAGATGAGTAAAATTGCATTTGACATTGATGGAGTATTGGTTCCTGACTGTGACAAGTTTCCTAAGCTAGGCGGACTTGATGCATTTTATGCTATGACAACTTGTATGCGACCATTGTTTAAACCAAACGGAGAATGGTATGCTCTTACAGCTCGAGAAGCACAGTATAGGCCATATACAATGGAATGGATTCGTAAGTATTTTACAAATAAACCCATTGAACTTTGGCATGAAAGTGATAGTACAAATCCACCAGAGTATAAAGCAGAAGTAATCAATAATAATGGCATTACAAAATACATTGAAAGTGATTATGACATTGTTCAATATTTAAGGAAACATACTCAAGCAGAAATTATTCACTTTGAAGAGTTTTGTAGTCGAAGTTTTGAATAACTACTTTATAAAAAGCAACCTAATAGGTTGCTTTTTTATGACTGAATATGTTATACTATGTCTATGACATCTTGTACAATACATATTAAAGACGAAGTTAACATTAAGATTTCCGATCTTGCAACTACAACAAGACGCAAGTTAGAAAAAGAATTTAAGTACTTCCAACCTTGGGCTTACCATAGTCCTGCTTACAAACTTGGTCGCTGGGATGGTTGCGTAAGTTATTTTAGTTTAGGTGGTACTACGTTCTTTAATCTATTAGATAGAATACTTCCTATTCTAGTAGATGAAGGTTACAACATTGAAATTGATGATCACAGACCTAAACACAATTTTAACTTTGTTGAAGTGACTGAGCAAACACACGAACAAACTATATGGCCCAAAGGGCACGTCAATGAAGGTAAACCAGTTTTACTGCGTGACTATCAAGTTGATGCTATTAATAAGTTTCTTAATAATTTACAGTGTATCCAAGAAATTAGCACAGGAGCAGGCAAGACTATTACGACAGCTACATTAAGTAAAAGTGTGCAAGACTATGGTAGAAGTTTAATTATTGTTCCTAATAAAGATCTAGTTAAACAAACATTAGAAGATTATGAATTGCTGGGTCTTGATGTTGGTGTTTATTTTGGCGACAAAAAAGAACTAGGTAAAACGCATACTATATGTACATGGCAAAGTCTTAACATAATGGAGAAACGTTTTAAGGATGGTGAAAGTCCGCTAAGTCTAGCAGAGTTTGGTCAAGACTTGGTAGCAATTATTGTTGACGAGGTACACCAAGCTAAAGCAGATGTACTTAAAGCCTTGTTAAGTGGTCCATTTTCAAATGTTCCTATTCGTTGGGGATTAACAGGAACTATTCCTAAAGAAGATTTTGAAAAAGTTGGATTGGTAGCAACTTTGGGCCCAGTGGTAAATAAGATCGCTGCCAAAGATTTACAGGATCAGGGTGTACTTGCCAATTGTACAGTCAATGTTATTCAATTACAAGAAACAGCACAGTATCAAACTTATCAAGAAGAATTAACATTCTTAACGACAAATACTCGTCGCATGGACTTCATTGCAGAGTTTGTTCGTGGCCTTTCTTTGTCAGGAAACACATTAGTATTAGTGGATAGAATTAAAGCAGGTGAATTACTCTGTGAAAGGATTCCAGATAGTGTATTCGTCAGCGGTGCAATGAAAACAGGTGATAGAAAAGAACACTATGATGAAATTAAAGACAGCGATGGCAAGGTTATTGTGGCGACTTACGGTGTGGCCGCTGTGGGTATTAATATTCCTCGTATTTTTAATCTGGTTCTTTTGGAACCCGGAA